TTACTGCTGATTCTGTTTTTCAGTAAAGAATGCCCCATAATTAAACATCTTCATGCTCTGGTATCTGCCCATGTCCAGCAGATTGTTTATTATGATTTCCACGTCCCTGTCCTCACCGGACGGCTCATGCAGTCTCTGGCATATCCTTCCATAGGCTGCAAGCATTTCACTGTAGAGTTTTTCACAGTATCTGCCTTCTGCAAATTCATTCTCTACCACACTGCTTTCCTCACAATCAAATTTATCCAGATCATAATGTCCGTTCATCAGATCGTAGATCATTGTTTTGAATTCCTCATCCTGTACTCTCATATACATCCTCATCACTTTCCGTGCTCACCGGAATGCATAGAAAAAGGGAAGCCAGTCTTGTCAGATACAATCAAACTGCTTCCCCTTACTTCTTCAGCGTCCTTACGAAGTTCATCAGTATTCTGCGTTCATCCGCATTTAAGTCATCCCATATCTCCAATAATTCACCTTGCTCATCCGTCAGGTCTGGCCGCATACCATCTCCGGCAAAGAACTGTGCGATTGAAATTCCGAATGCATCACAGATCCTTTCCAGGGTCGGTACTGTAGGTATGCTCTTCTTATTCATTATATTTGCCAACGCTGTCTGCGACATATCCGTGAGCTGTGCAAGTCTGTATTTGGAGACTTTATGCTTGCTGCATAATTCTTTTACCCTCTTTGGTATGTACTCCTCTGTACACAAGTAAATTACACCTCTCTTCTATCTGTACGATATACATATTGTAACCGTTACGCAGAAGAATTATTAGAACCATATCTCTTTCGTAATTTACTCTAGCGTAGTGGAGTATCTGGGTAAAAAAATATGAACGGCAGATTTATGCAGTTCAGTTTTGTATCATGACAGAACCTTGATTTACCTTGTTTCCATCATTCTTATATCGTCTTGTTCCAGTTATAAGCATACCATCTGCATCAGTATCCTTCAATAAAAATCGTTCGACATATTTCGCACTTTCCCACCCCCATGTTTTTCTTCTACTCCATTGCACTTTATTAAATTACACAACTTTTTTGCACTCATTGATAGATAATTTACCTTGCGTAAGAAAAAGAAAACAGGAGGTACAATCTATGAATCAGACGCAGATATCTGTCAACCACAGGCAGATAGGATACCGTATCAAGGAAGTAAGGGAGCAGAATCATATTTCACAGGCGCAGCTTGCGGAAATGACCGACCTTTCCGTCTCCTACATAAGCCACATTGAAAATGCAAAAAGAAAAGCAAGCCTAGAATCTGTTATCCGTATCGTGAATGCCCTCGGCATTACCGTGGATGAACTGCTTGCCGGAGTGCAGGTGAACAATCCGGCTGCATACCAGACAGACATCGATATGCTTATGGAGGACTGCTCGGAAAATGAGAAAAGATTCATCTATGAACTTATAAAGGCAAGCCTTGAAACCATGCACAAAAACGGCTGGGAGCTTGCTTCCAGTGACAGGCACAGATAAAGGCACACTATTTTCACACAAATAAATTTTCTTTGAAATAGACTATAGGGATATGGCTGTCCGTATAGTCTATTTTATTTCAGCATGAAAATTTTATAATAAAATCCAGCACAGAAATAAAGGTGGTAAGTCATGAACGAAAACGAGCAGAAAGCCGGCTCAGTTGCCGACCAGAAAAGTAAGATAAGGGAACGTTATAAAGGTATCAACCCAGATGAGCTTGACGTGATCCCTGCCCTTCCGCAGGAAGATATATTTGCAGTGGAAAATGAACAGCGTGTTGCCGTATATGCAAGGGTGTCAACGGATGATCCGAGACAGACATCCTCATATGAACTGCAGAAGAACCATTACCATGATGTCATCAGTAAGAGTCCGAACTGGAAACTGGTGCAGATCTATGCGGATGAAGGCATCTCCGGCACTTCACTCCAGCACCGCGATCAGTTTAAACTGATGATCGAAGACTGCAAAAAAGGTCAGATAGATCTTATCGTGACCAAGAGTGTATCACGTTTTGCCAGGAATGTGGTGGACTGCATCGGCTATGTCAGGGAGCTTCTCGCACTCCCCCATCCTGTCGGTGTTTTCTTTGAAACAGAAAGGCTCAACACCTTTGACCCCAAAAGTGAGATGGTGCTTTCCTTCATGGCCACACTTGCACAGGAAGAAAGCCATACCAAGAGTGAGATCATGAATGCATCCATTGAGATGCGTTTCCGCAGGGGGATTTTCCTTACACCGATACTCCTCGGGTATGACCATGATGAAGACGGAAACCTTATCATTAATGAAGGGGAAGCAAAGATCGTAAAACTCATATTTATGATGTACTTAAACGGATGCACCTGTCAGGAGATTGCCGATACCCTGACGGAACTCGGCTGCGAGACCAAAAAGGGGAACACCGTATGGTCTCCCGGTTCCATCCTTCAGATACTGCAGAATGAAAGACACTGCGGTGATGTCCTTGCACATAAGACCTACACTCCGAACTACCTCAACCACAAATCAAAGAAGAATATGCAGAACCGTCCCCAGTACCGGAAGCGCGACCATCACGAAGCCATCATATCAAGGGATGACTTTATTGCGGTCCAAAGGCTGATCAGCAATGCCAAGTATGGGAACAAAGGGATTCTTCCGCAGCTGAAGGTCATTCCGGGAGGTGTCCTGAAAGGGTTTGTATCCATCAACCCCAGATGGGCGGGATTTAAGGAAACGGATTACATGAATGCTTCTTCCAGTGTTTATGACGGCACGGAACAGTCCGGCCCGTCTTCCGGTCATGTGGAAGTAAAATCCGGTGAATTTGACCTGCGCGGATATGAGATCGCACGCTCACAGTTTTTTGACAGCACGGACCGTATAACCGTTACCTTCAGCCAGGGAGATATCCGCTTTTCCGCTCCTGCCGTCCGCAAACTTGACAGCACGCTTGTAGAACTTCTCATACACCCAAAGAAACTGGTCTTTGCCGTAAGGAATGCGGGAAAAGACTGCCGGAATGCCATGCAGTGGTCTAAAAAGAAAGACGGCAAAAACTCCCCACGTGAGATCAGCGGGACTGCATTTCTTCCCACTCTATATTCCCTCCTCGGCTGGAACGATGACTGCCGTTACCGCATCACTGGGGTAAAGCGTGGCAGCGGGAATGATGCCGTACTGCTCTTCAACCTTTCCGAACCGGAGATATTCATTCCCAATGACATGGTCGGTGCACCGGATGCGGATCCGGCCGTAAAACCCTTTACGGACAACCAGCAGAGAAATGTCCGAGCCTATCCGCCTGACTGGGCAGACACATTTGGGAGCAATTATTACAGCCACGCACAGGCAGAGGAACTTGCCGGATTCACCGGACGTAAAGACCCGGATACCTCCCATGCCCCGGTAACATACAACGACACTGATATACAGGTCACCAGTAAAAATGACATCGAAAAGAATATTAAACAGATCATGTCAGATATGAAGGAGAACACAGATGAACATACAGACAAACGATGAAAAGAATACCATTCCCGTGACCGAGGATGATGCATTCAGCTATGACGGGTATCAGGTCGTCCGCGGCGAGTTCTTTGCCCATACCTATGAACCGTCCTTTACTTTTAATTCCAGCAAGGTATCCGTAAACACCGCATGCATAAAAAAACTGCCGGATACGGATTTTGTGCAGATACTCGTAAACCCGGATGAAAAGAAACTGGCGGTGCGTCCATGCCAGGAGGATGAGAAGGATTCCTTCCGATGGTGTTCCGCAACGGCAAAACGCTCTCCCAGACAGATCACCTGCCGTATCTTTTTTGCCAAGGTCGTGTCGCTTATGGGATGGAATTCATCCTACCGCTATAAACTGCTTGGGAAGCTGATACGGTCAGACAATGAACTTCTCTTTGTCTTTGACCTCACCACGCCTGAGATCTTCGTGCGTGAGGAGAAAGAAGACGGGAAGATAAAAGCGTCCCGCACGCCAAGCTATCCGGAAGAATGGCAGAACCAGTTCGGTGTGCCTGTCGAGGAACACCAGAGCAATTTACAGGTCAACATGTTTGACGGTTATGCGGTGTTCGGCATCTCCGAAAACAATACCGCTGAACCGGAAGAAGAAAAAACAGAACATCCAGAAAAGGAGGAACAGCATTATGAACAGAGAAACCTCTTTGAAGCCGGTCCTATGCATTGACTTAAAGAAAAACAGGATACGCATACACAAGCTCACGCTCCATATGCTAGGTGACCCGGAGTATATCCAGCTGCTTGTAAACCCACAGGACAGCATGATCGCCATAAGGAAAAGTGTGCGTAAGGATTACCTTGCCCACCGTGTACGCTACAGTAAAGCCGACAGCCGTTACTGCTACGAATTATACAGTACGGAACTTTTACAGGCATTACGGCATACAGGCATATATCTGGAGGACAACCGCAGCTACCGTATCTACGGTGCACTGAATCCAAAAGAATGTCTTGCCAGCTTTTCCATGAATGAATGCGTGCTTGTAGATGATATGACCCGAACGGAGGAATCAGTATGAACAACAGACCAGTCCCGGAACTTCAGACGGATCCGGAATTTGATGAGCTGATACAGCCAAGGGAAGAAAAGTACCTGGAAGAACTCGAAGAAAACATCTTTGACCACGGATGCCTGGAGCCTGTATGTGTATGGAACGGTATCATACTTGACGGCCGCCTGCGGTATAAGATCTGTACGAAATGGGATATCCATTTCAACATTCAGCGCATGATGTTTGAAAGCCGTGATAAGGCAGTCTCTTTTATCTGCCATGAACAGCTAAAACGTACAGACCTTACCGGGGAATACAAAAAATACCTGATAGGCAGACTGTTCCGTGCGGACATGAATACCGCCATTGATGAATTCATGAAAAAACATCCTGGCACGGAACTAAATGCAGACGGACAGGTGTCACAGAAATATGTCCGTAAGACGGATATTGCCACCATCATAGGCAATGAATTTAATTTTGGTTTTTCCACCGTGACAAAATATGATATTTATGCCCGTGCGGTCGATGACCTGAAACGGAAAAGCCCGGAGATCACAGAAAAGATATTAAACGGGAAACTCCGTGTATCCCATGAAAATATCATAGAACTCTCCCGTCTTCCCATTGAGGATATCAACGGACTGAAAAGGCTCTTGGACAGCGGATCTATAGACCGCATCGGATACTCCCAGCTCCGGCACGAACTCAGGTGGCAGAGGCTTCCCACCGGAAAACCGGACTCAAGAAGGATAAAACGGGAAAAGGAAAGTGCCGAAGCCGGAATTAAGCAGATGCCTGCCACTGACCCGGATGCGGAACTCGAAAGCCTTAAATTTACGATACCTTCATGGTCAAAGACCATATCAAGGACCATGGAACTTACAGATTTTCCTTCCACCTCAGTTAATGCAAGGCGTGAAGTGAAGATGCAGCTGTTAAACCTAACAAGAAAAATAACCAGACTGCTTTCGCAGCTTGAGGAGGATGATCCAGATGACAGAAGAACAGACAGCCGGACAAACGCCACAGGCCATTGACCTGATGCAGTTCGTCCCAAAAGTACACTTTGAACAGATTCCTATCAGGAATCTCGTATCCAACCAGGAATACCAGCGCAACCTCTCACAGCACCATGTCCAGCGTGCTGCCGCCAACTTTGACCTGTACCAGATAAATCCCGTAAAGGTCAGCCGGAGGAACGGCATCAACTATGTATTCAACGGGCAGCACACCATTGAGATCGTTGCCCTCGTTTCAGGATCCAGGGAAACACCCGTGTGGTGCATGGTATACGATGACCTCGGATATGAACATGAAGCGGATATCTTTGCAAACCAGATGAAATATGTAAAGCCCCTGCTGCCTTATGAGATATTCATGGCAAACATAGAGGCCGGCAATGACAAACAGCTCATCATCCGTGACCTGGTGGAATCCTATGACCTTACCATCGCATCTACCACGACACCGGGCGGTATCTGCGCTGTCGCAACCCTGGAAAACATCCACGACAAATACGGCTACCATATGCTCGACCATGTCATCCGTCTCATTGCAGCCACATGGGAAGGGGCATCCCAGTCCTTCAGTGCAAACATGATGAACGGACTGGCACGTTTCCTGAACGCTTACGGTGATGCCATAAAAGATGATGTATTTAAGGAAAAGCTTGGAAGGATATCCATCAAGGAACTCGCCCGCACTGCAAAGGACAGGCGTTCCGGCTCACTCGGATTTGCGGAAGCCATACTGATATACTACAACAAAAAAAGCCGGAATCCGCTTACCTGGGATAAACTTTATACCCATAAACTTCCGCATAAAAAGGACATGGAAGAAGAACCGTCCGACATTCCTGAACCTGGGGATGCGGACGGTGAAAGCAGCCAGATGGAGCTGTTCGGACTTCATGACAGCGGGGTTTCCGGGTGATCTACACGGAAACCTTTACCCTGCTGCCTTCCAGAAAGAAGAACTCATATTTTTTTGCGCCAAGCACCGTTACTTCACAGAGAACTAGCTGTGCGATCTCCGGAACGAATCTGGTAAGCGGTTCATTTTCCACGGCTTCCATCATCTGCCCTGCCCTGATCTTTTCAAGCGGTGTCCCATCCGACTTCATCTGCTGCCATCTTTCCATATGCTTATCCCTGTCCGTGACCAGTCTGTTAAATGCTTTTACAAATCCCTTTTCCAGGTCTGCATTATCAACGTAGGCATTCGTGCATGCCACTTTCCCGTCTTTCCTGTGGTTCTTGCACTGCCACTGTACGATTCCCCTTGATCTCCATGAATGTCTCGTGAACAGGCTTTTGCATTCCCCGCAGAACACCTTCTCACAGAACGGCATGCAGTCCGCACCATAACTGTACCTGTCCGTGCCGTGCGATTCCATGAACCTTTCCCTGCGGTCGAATTCTTCCTGTACCGCATTCCATGTCTGCTTATCTATGATCCCCTTATGGCTGTCCTTTACATAGACCTGTGCGATCTCACCGTTGTTTCTGACCTGTCTCTTGGTAAGGAAGTCTGCCGTATAGGTCTTCTGCAGAAGTGCATCACCCATGTGCTTTTCCTGTTTTAAGATCCCTGTGACCGTGCTTGGATACCACTTTGTCTGCCCGAGACACCCCGGAACTTTCTCTTCCGTCAGTTCCTTTGCGATCTGTGCCGGATTGATTCCGATAAGGAAGTCCCTGTATATCCTTCTCACCGTCTTGGCCTGTTCCTTATTGATGACAAGCTTCCCGTTCTCATCCTTATCGTATCCGAGGAACTTGAATGTGTTGAGATGCATCTCACCGTTCTTGAATTTCGTGCGGATGCCCCATTTACAGTTTTCTGAAATATTTCTCGATTCATCCTGTGCAAGGGAACTTAAGATGGTGAACAGAAGCTCTCCCGTGGAATCCAGCGTGTTGATGTTTTCCTTCTCAAATATGATGCCGATCCCCAAGTTCTTTAATTTTCTGGAATATGCCAGGCAGTCCTGCGTGTTCCTTGCAAAACGGCTGATGGATTTTGTTATGACAAGGTCTATCTTACCGCCCTCGCAGTCTGCGATCATCTTTTTGAACTGTTCCCTTTTCTTTGTGTTTGTACCTGAAATGCCTTCATCTGCATAGATGCCGGCCATTTCATAATTCTCATGCTCGTTGATATATTTTGTATAATACTCGACCTGTGCTTCAAAGCTGTGGAGCTGGTCTTCCTGGTCCGTTGACACACGGCAGTAGGCTGCCACCCTTATCTTCTTTTCCTGTACCGCCTTATGCCCTGTCTGCACCTTTTGGCTTCTTGCTGGTATAACTGTAACGCTTCTTGCCATTCTTATCATCCTTTCTCTGAATATAAATATCTTTTTTGATCTCTCCCCATCCCTTTATGATGGTATCCGGAACCCTTGTCCCGTCACAGAAGTCTTTCCCCTTCCGCTTTCTCCCATTGCATACCCATATGACCTTATGGCTTTTGGTGTTCACATGCCTCACAAGTCTGCTTCCGCATAACCCACAGAAGATCTTCTCCCTGTATGGATACTCTGTTTCAGTATTTTCAGGGATCGGCTCCGGCTCTTTCTTCTTATGCCTTCTTTTCCATGAGGCTTCTTTCAGATAGGTGAATTCCTTTTTCCCCTTATCTGTCGGTTTTTCCCCTATATACATATTTTCATCGAAATTCCATGCCCCGCGCAGGACTCCGTCCGGAATGTTTATTCCTTCACAGAAGGACTTCCCATACCGCTTTGTACCGCTGCATCCCCAGTTCAGCCTGTTGCCGTTACTGTAGATCCTTTTGTAAAGCGGGTGTCCGCATCTGGCACAGAAGATCTTGTTCATGTATGGGTAATTTTCTTCCGTGAATTCTTCGATTACCGAGCTTTCCGCAAGATAATCCCGCTTTGCTTCCAGTGCGTCCTGTGCTTTCTGCCAGAGTTCGGGGGAAACAATGGCTTCATGGTCATCTTCGATGTACCACGCATCCACTTCTCCCCTGTTCCTGACCAGTTTTCTTTCTTCATTCACAAAATGCTTATGCATGATGTAATCGCCCTTGTAGATCTCATTTTCAATAAGACGGAACACCGTGCTGTCGATCCATTCTGCACCGCCTACGGTCTTTACCCCGTTTTCATTCAGATGCCGTTTGATTGATGCAGGAGTATATCCGTCTGCTGCCATCTCATAGATCTTTCTTACCCATACCGCTTCCTCTTCGTCTGCAATATAGACTCCCCGCTCATCCTTCTTAAATCCGAAAGACCGCTCAAGGTACTGCACAGGGATCCCTGCCTCGTACTTTCTCTGATACACCATCTTTGCACCAACGCTTCCGCTCTCGCTTTCTGCCTGTGCAAATGCAGCAAGGATCGTAAGCATAAGCTCACCTTCCCCTGACAGGGTATTGATATTCTGGAGTTCAAAAAAAACACCAACATTCAGTTCTTTCAGCTTTCGTGTAGCTTCCAAAACGATTGAGGTGTTTCTTGCGAACCGTGATACGGATTTTGTTAATATAAGGTCTATTTTTCCCTTACGGGCATCAGCTAACATCTTCTGCAGACCGGGACGTTTTTCTTTGAATCCTGATATGGCAAAGTCACTGTAAACTCCGGCATACTCGTAATCAGGATTACTGGTAATGGCTTCTTCATAATGCCTGATCTGGTTTTCCAGTGAATTTTCCTGTTCATCCGCATCCGTTGAGACACGGCAGTAAGCACATACCTTAAGTTTACGCTTCTGTCTGCTGTTTCCTTCCCTTATCTGAATCTCCAAATTCTGCCACTCCTTTCTCTTTGGGTAGTCTATATATCACTCTGAAAGCCAATAATAGCAAGTACAATCTGCGATACCTTTCACCTTTCTTTCCTTGGCATAAATGGAAAAAAATACGGCTGACAGCCATTACTGACCATCAGCCATATCCTTATTTCAGGAGTTCATTAACCCTTTTCTGTACTGCGGAATAATCATATCCGGCAGAAGTGATCCTTTTCTTTCTGTCAGAACCATTTCCCCAGTCACCATGAATAACTTCCCTTGCGATCTCATCCACGGATTTCCTGGATGGGGAAAGTTTCTTATTCACGATACTCTGGACTGCAGAATAGTCATACCCCGCCTGTGAGAGCAGTTTCTGTCTTTCCGCACCATTCCCCCACTTTCCGGCAATCACCTCGGATGCGATCTCCTCATTGGACTTCTTCACCGGAGCGGGTGTACTGCTTCCCTTGGCATAACCGTTCAGCCCGGCTGCCTTGATCTTTGCAGGGAAATCCACATAGCAGTAATCCTGATCACAGGACTGCCCATTGATCTTGTTGCTCCGGATAAGGTTTGTCTCCCCTCCGAACTGCCAGATCTGTGTCTCTGCACCGCTTGCCGGGGCCGGCTTGCTCTTACCCCATCTTGCAACCCAGTGGCTGTAGCGGATAAGCTCCCCGTCATTCATCTCGCTGTTGAAGAATGACTCGGACGAATAGATGCCGACCCAGTATCCGGCAGCTTCTACTGCAGAACAGAATGCCTTTACGATCTGTGTCAGTGTATTTCTGTCATTCTTGGTGATCATGCTGCCTTCCACATCATAAAAGACAGGATACTCATATCTCTTTCCCTTAAGCAGTGAAAGGAAGTATTCTGCCTCCTTCTTGGCATCTGCCACGCTTCTGGCATTTCCATAGAAATATGCGCCCTTTGGAAGTCCGCATTCCTCACATTTCTTATAGTTTGATTCAAACTGGCTATCCTTATAAAGTCCGGCATCAGCACCTCCGGCTTTGATGACTGCGAACTCCACGCCTTCCTTGCTCTTAGCCCTTGCAAAGTCAAAACTGCCCTGCCAGTGGCTTACATCGATTCCAAATTTCTGACTCATAATATGATCCTCCAATTCTCTGTAATAAAAGAGGGAAGGAGCTACCCTTCCCCGTTGTCTTTGTCTTCTTCTGACCTGTCATGAAGCTGTTCCAGCACGGCTTTGATCTTTGCCGGAACCGGAAGTCCCAGATGGGATGCATTCTCCAAAAGGGAGATTCCTTCATTTGAGATGTAGAAGAAAATGGCTGCCGTCCTTAAAACGCTCCCCGTTCCGATGACATATACATCAAGAATGTTTGCGATACCGACCATAAGGAAAATCAGCACCTTACGGCAGATTCCCTTAAAACCGACTGCGCTGGACAGCTTCTGGTCACTGATTGCACACATGACTCCCGTAATGTAATCGATGACCACAAATGCGAGCAGTGCAAAGAGCAGGCCGTCACATCCTCCAAGAAAGTATCCAAGCCATCCTCCGATTGCCGTGAATACAAACTGTACTGCGTTCCAGAATTCCTTCATTGTCTTGTCCTCCTTTGATTTTTTGTATGAAAAAAGCAGCTACCCGTAATGGATAACTGCCTGATTCCAAAAAGTATTTTATTGTTCCTGTAAAATATAAGTGATCTTCATTGTCTTATCTGCCGTCTTTGTAATTGGGGCATCAAGGTTATTGATGGTTGCCAGATAATTACACATCATGTACCACCCGGACGTTGACCATGTGCCATAATCACAAAAATAGATGAGTGGTTCATTTCTTACAGGAGTCACGCTCATCGTATAACTGGAATTAAACAATGTCTGTGTCTCCGGTGGCATGATCTCATCCGTTGCCAGATTCGCAATCAGAAGCTGTTCATAACTGTATTCGTAATAAACCCGTCCGTTAATCACGAACTTCGGCACGCCATTGATGTTGGTCACATTGGTCCGCTTCAGCTTTACAACATTTGCCGGATTCGTGATCTGGATTTTATACACATCATACGGGGCATCATATCCCCTCAGCAGAAGATAGCCTTCGGTAACGAACATTCCCCAGTTCCCTTCCGTCCTGAGATATTTATCCGTGGTGTTTGTTATTTCATACTGCTTGATTTTCCAAGTGTCCACTTTTATTTCCGTTATAAGAAACTTGCCCTCTGGGGCAGTCCTGCTGTTGCTGCTCGTGCAGATATACAGACAATCATTTGACGGATCATAATTATATGACCAGTAGCCAATCTGCAGTTCCGAAGACAGTTCTGCCAGTTCGATTTCTTCGATAAGCGGTTTCGTGGTGTAAATATTATCAAGAATAGATACCGTCTTTAAAAATGCACGTCTTTTTGTGATGTGGATATGGTTCTTATCTGCCACCTTGAAATAATACACACAGTCCTTTGCCCTGTCGATTAGGAATATCAGCTCTGTTTTTCCAATCGTCATACCGGAATATCTGCTGCTCGTGCTTGCCCCTGTCCTGTCAGGGTACACATACTGAAGATTGTCTTCTGCAATGGACTGCATCAGTAAATTATCCCTGATTGGACTGGTATTTTTACTGCCGTATGATGTAAGTCCACCATTTTTATGTGTAAGACAGATGCTGGCAATCGTGCCGTTCGCCTGACTGGTTGCAAAATCATATACATATTTCACATACCTGTCTTTCAGATTTACTTCCGATTCTGTCTGGTTGAATCCGCCACGGAAGGTATTCTTTGTGTTGTTCTGCATTCCATGTGAAGCACAGCCGACAAGGTTTGCATCTGCCGGGGGATAATATTCATCCGCATTCTCCGGTATCTCCCTGTCGAAGCACAGGATGCCTCCGAGCAGTTTTTCATAATACGGCACGAATTCATTCAAAAACCTGTTCGGTCTCTTGGAAAGTCCAAGCGGTTTCAGGATGTCCCTTAGTGCATTGGTGACCATATTGCTGTTCTGGTAGGTTTCCACCTCACCTGTGTTTACATCAGTAAGTTCTATTCTTGTTGTTCCCTTGAGCATCGTCATCATCTCCATTTCTATAATTCATGATAAAGGATGTAAGCGTTGCATCGCCCGCAAGCCAGAAACGGAAGGTTATCGTCTTTGCTTCCAGCAGTCCGGCATACAATTCATCAAGCTCCATTGTGAGAAAATCCGCCATCGGGGTTTCACCCGTAAAGGTCTCCCCGTCATAACTGTACTGTACCGTGATCTCTCCCTCATATTCTGCATTCAGTGCCTTGATTCCAAGAACCGTGCCGTCCGAAAGATCCGCTGTGCATTCAATATACTGTTTTGGCGGTGTTCCCGTAATCACGGCATTCAGCGGAAATGCCCTGCTGTCACTCCAGCTTAATACGGAAGGAAGCGTCAGCCCTTTTATCAGATCCCACTCCGGCATCTTTGCAAATCCATGTTTCTTAAACAAAAGTGCATTGACCTCTGTTTCTTCCAGTCCGACAAGTACATCTGCTGTTTCTGACAGCTCCTCATTTATGATCTGGTTCTCCACCGTATACAGTTTTCCGTCCCCGTCTTTTATCAGGAGTTTAAACGGGACCAACAGGTCAATCGGTGTGTATTTCACTTCAAAGGTCTTACTGTCCGCATAATACTGGAAAGTAATATCTGGGGAAGCTGTATCGGGCTTTGTGAAAGTATAGTTCTTGTCTGCACTAAAACCGAAACCTCCATCATAACACTGGA